CGCTCCGTTCTCGTAGCGCAGCGCGTCTCGCTGCTCGGCCAGGCGGGCGGCCTTCCCCACCGTGTGGGTGAGGACCAGGAATACGGCCGCGCCGACACCGGTGACCGTCCACGCCACGCCTGCCCGCTGAGTGAACACGGCGATCAGAGCAGCGATCACCCATACGGCACCGACCACGACGTCCGGGTTCAACATCACCCAGTCCAGGAAGGTGTTCACCGGGCGGGGGATACGGATCCTCATGCCGGTGCTCCGTTCGCGGGGACAGTGGGGTAGCCGCCCGTGCCCAGCGGATCATCCGGGGAGATGACCGGCATGCCCTGGGTTTCGGGGCCGTGGGTGGCCACGAGCGCACCGGGAACGTCCGGGTGGGTCACCTGCGGGTTCTGGGCGCGTTCGGCCGGGTGCTGCCGGCCTGAGGTCCTCACCTTCAGTTCGACGGTGTCGGCGTGGTCAGCGGCCACAGCACGGGCGCGGGCCTCGTCCGCGCGCAGCCGCGCTACCCGCTCGGCCTCCGCGCGCTCGGCAGCGTCAGCCTCTTCGGCCTGGCGCACCAGCTCGGCAGCCTGATCTCGTAGCTGCTGTGCGCGCTGCCGGGCCGCTTCCTGACGTCGCTCAGCTGCGGCAGCCTGCTCGGCGAGAGCATCAGCGTTGGCCTTCGCCTGCAGGTGCAGCGCCCACAGCTGGTCGAGAGACTCATCGGTGCGTGTCTCAAGCCCGGGCACGATACTGTCCCCCGTCTCCCCTGCCGTGGCCGGCTGTTCGCCGGTGTCCTTGTCTCGGCGGCTGCGTAGCCTGCTCACGCCGCACCTCGCATGTCCCTGACCTGTACGGTCAGCAGCTGCTCGGGGTCTTCGAAGCCGTGGCGGCCTTCCCAGCCGTCCGAGGTGACGTAGTCGGCGACGACGACGTCGCCTTCACGGCCGACCGTGGTGATCTGCCAGCGGACCTGGCGGTCGGGGTCGTCGGGGTCGACCAGCAGCACGTCCCCGGCCAGCAGCGCCGCCGGCGGCACCTGCGTGGTCATCGGGCCGTCAGTCATGGGGGTCCTCCCTAGGCGGTGGTGGTGGGTGCGGGCAGTTCCCGCGGCGGGTTAGTGGTGCGGTGGCGGGCCTGCCAGCGGCGCTCACAACAGGCGACGAGGCGCTGCCATCGAGTCGGCTTGCGGTGTCGTCCAGCCATCACGCGGCCCTTTCTGCGGGGGTGACGGTTCCGTCGTCGGCGAGCAGCACCCATCCGTGGATGGCGTGCCGCACCGGGACTTGGGTGGGGTCCTGCCAGGACCACAACCAGAAACCCAGGCGATGCCCTTCAAGAGTGCGTTGCTCGGCTCGGTAGTGGCAGCCAGTCGTCGCCGACCCGCACAGCCAGATCAGGTTGGATGGGCGGTTGATGGCGGGGTCGGTGGTGCCGCCGAGACCACGGGCCTTGCGGTGCTGCAGGCTGCGGAGTGTGTTCTGCAGGGGCCGGCCACACCAGGCGCACGAGTTCCAGTCCCGTGCCGCGCACAGCTCCCGTGTGGCGCGGTCCGGTCCGGTGTTTCGCCCGCGGGTCATGGCGTCCACTCCGACCTGGTCAAAGTGGCCTCGACCCGTGCGGTCGACGCCAGTGTGCGGCCCACGTCGATCCGGGCATGCAAGGCCTTGATCAGTTCCTTTTGCAGGCGGACCGCTGCGGCGGCCTTCCCCCAGGTGCGCCACTCGGCGTCGCACTCGGCGGTGGCGATCTGCTTGCGGTCCTCAACCGAACCCACCGCTTCGCGAAACACCTGGGAGAACTTGACCTTGTAGTCGCCTTCGGCTTCGACTGCGGTCTGCTCCAGTTCTCCCAGCGTTCTGACTGCCTCATCCAGCTGCGTGCTGAGAGCTCCGAGCTGCTGCTCGATTGCCGCCGGGTTCACGCCGCATCACCCCCGGCCTCGAGCTGGCGGGGCGCGACGTACTCCAGCAAGCCGAGCTGCCCGGACCGCCACGCCTCTTCGATCGCCTCGCGGCCGGCGGGGGTGAACCGCACCGTGAACGAGGACGGTTCGGCGGCCGGGCGGACCGACGCCCACGGCACTACCTCGCCGGTCTTTTTGTTGACGACCTGATCGTCGACGGCGACCAGGTCTTTGAGAAGCGCGCGGCGGAACGACTCCCGGACCTCTACCACCAGCTCCTCGGGGTGCTCCCGGCGCACCCACTCCAGGAAGGCGCCCTCATCCACGTCCACCTTCGGCCTTGGAGCGGGCAGAGTGGCGGTGGCGATCTTCTCTCCGGTGGGGAGGGTGATGTCCACCGACTTCACCCCAAGGGCCTGGCGGGCCTCCAGGAACAGGGACAGGGTTTCGGTGCGGCCTTCCTTGTCGGCCTCATCCAGCAGTTCCTTGAGCCGCTTGATTACTGCGGCGCGCAAGGCGGCTTCTTTGAGGTTCACGCTGCGGTCTCCGAACCATCAGGCTGACCCGCCTGGTCAGCAGAGATCTGCCTCTTCTCGCTGGCTGTTTCCTGGGGCTTGCGTTCACGGCCAAGCCGGGTGATCAAGTCGACCAGCAGCACCTCTTGGCCTCGCTCGTCGCTGACGATCACGCCCTCATAACCGGTGCGTTTGGCTTCGGCGAACAGCTCACGCAGCCGGGTGAACGAAGTTGCAGGGTTGATGACCTCATCCCGGATCTGCTCGGGGGAACGCTCCGGGTGCGCCTCCACCAGCTCCCGGGCATGCGCCCTGCTCGGGTCGCACTGGAGCGCCTCAAAGATCAGCCACTCCAGCGACCAGTCCGCTGGGAGGCGCTTGGGTTCATCCCGGCCTGGGCGGATACCGGCGTGCACCGACCTGGCGCCGACCACGATCGCCGGTTCCTCACGGGACAGCCGCACCCAGCAGGACGCGTCGTAGGCCAGGTTCTTTTGCCCCTCGACGCGGTACTCCTTCTGCCCCTCGATCGGCTGCCCGTTCTCCCCGACCGCCGTCACGTACTTGCCGCGGGCGGTCATCACGCAGATGCCCGGGAACGTCATCAGCAGCTTCATCAGCCGGCGGTGCCGGGCGTTGGCGTCATTCCAATAGACCTGGCTGACGGTGATCTCAGCCATGGGGTCCCGGGCCAGCTTCGCCCTGTTGGCCTTGGAACCCTTCGCGCGCTGGGTGGCCCAGTCCTTCAGCAGCTCCCACTCGGCGGTCATCGAGTCGATGACCAGCACCACCGGTTTGTCACCGGCGTCAAGAGCTGCCTGGGCGAGGGCGTGGATCTCGGTGACGGCGCCGTAGATGGAGCCGAACGACCCGTCGTGTTCGACGATCAGATAGTCGGCGCCGGGGACGGCGCCGTATTCATCGGCGGCGCCTTCGGCGATATCGATCCAGTAGGTGTCGCCGACCTTGGAAGAAGCCGACAGCTGGGCGCAGGCGTAGCTCTTCCCGACCTTCTCTGGCCCTTCGAGGAGGATCAGCGGCCAGGGAACAGCGCCAGTGGGCCTGCGGGTCTTGAGCACCATCAGCAGGGGCCTCCTTCAAGGACCTCGCCGTGCGCCGGGGGAAGACGGCGAGACGAGGAGGTCGTAGTGGTCTCGCGGGAGGTGAGAACGTTCAGGGCTTCGTCCCGGCGGGCCGCGGCCTCACCGGCGGACGTCTGATCCCCGGTGACCTGGGCGTGGGCGTGGTCCCGCATCGCAGCGCACAGCCGGTCGAACCACTCTTGCCGGGCGGTGCCGTCGAGATGAGAGGCCAGCCGGCCGAGCATGTCAGCGACGTAGGTGGACATGTCCGCCAGGTCCGTCATCCCGGTCAGGTGCAGGCCGGCCAGGTACAGGGCGGTGCTGCGCCGCTGCTCATCCCCTTCCAGCAGGCTTTGGGTGGCTTTCTCCAGGGGGTGCGGTTCGGAGCCGACCGGGACGCGGGTCCATGCGGTGACGCGCCGGGCGACTGGTTCGGCCACCATTCCCCAGTGGCGGAGGCTCTCGGTGGCCTCTGCCATCTCTTCTCGAGAGCTGACCGGGCGGATCTCCGGGGAATTGCAACCGGGGTGGTGGACGGCCACGCCGTACTCCACACGCAACGGGACGGTCATTCGATCACCCCCGGCGCGTTGCTCGGCAGCGGCTGGGAGATTGCGAGAGCGATCAGGTCGGTGATCCCGGTCAGGTCTGTGCGGCCTGCCAGCAGCCCGATCCCCCGGTGCAAATGCACGGTGAGGGTGTGGGCGACGGCGGCCGGGTCGTCTGGGTCTCCGCCCTCCTGTTCGCATCGCATCCTCAGCAGCGCCAGGTAAATGTCGCCATAGGCCCCGGCGAACGTCTTCCACGTCATCTCGACGTTGGAATCAGTGACGATCTCCCGCACCAGCGGGGGTGACGGATCTGCCAATGCGATGCACAGTCCCCACCGGCACAAGATGTTCCAGTTCTTGATGCCGGTGATTCGCTTAAGCTTGAGGAGCTGCCCTTTGGCTGTTTGGGAGAGACGGACTGTCTCAATTGAGACTGGGCGACGCTGGGTGCTCTGAGATGTGGAGCTGCTCATGCGGCACGCTCCTTATCTGGATCAGAGGACAGCAGGTCAGAGATAAGAGAAACGTCGACCCGCATGTCCCGAGCTATGTCCTCGATCGACTCGCCTGCAGCGTGACGCGCTTGAAGGAACTCAATCTGAGTCCTCGAGAGAGGGCGCTGCTCACGAAGTCGCCTGCGGATCCTGCTCTTGAGAGCTTGGCGGGCAACCGCGGCAGTGCACTCAACACACCGACAGCCATGCAGGTTATAAGTACTGGTCTTGCCGTGTTGGGGTGTTCTGCGGGGTTTCCCACTACGACGAGCAACGGTCCTGGTAACGGACCGGCGTTCAGCCTTCGGCTTATCTCCGGTAGCCACCCGCCGGTCAACTCCCCACACCCTTGATGGGGTTTCTCCTTCGTGCCACAACTTCAAAAAGGCACGGCGTGCCGCCACGACGGATGAAACAAACCCGCCGGTAGTCAAGCCCAATGAGCGGGCCGCTTCCTGGTAAGTCCCACAGGCAGCAAGCGCGGCTAGAACCCGACGTTGCCCATCAGTCAGGAGCGGCCAAATCTGCCACAGCGCCGTGCGGTCTACCACTTTGTCCTCATGGCTGGGGACACGGCGGGCCGCCCACTCCCAGTAGGCGGCAAAGCGCTTGCTTCCCTTGTGTGGATCACG